AATTCCGCTTTGCAACTTGCCAAACTTATCTCTTAATTTCTCGGTGTTATTTTGTATTTTCCTTAATGGTTCTGATACTTTATCAACAAGCACCAACACATCTTTATATGTAGCCATAATTATTTTTCCTTTTTAATTTCAAAGTGTTCTATTGAAGCCAAATAAAACATCTTTTCTCTTGGTGTTTTGTGTAATATCCATTCAGGGTCTGTTCCACTTTTTGCAAATATATAAGCACATAAGAAAGCATCAACGCTTTCGTCTATTACTTTTTTATATCTTCAAGTTCCTCTTTTGGCTCTTCCCCTGTTATGTTATTTATTTTCATTATAAAAGCAATTATTTCAAATATCTCCATTGGTTCAAATAATGCTTCTACAACATCATAATAAGATTTTATATAACCCTCATCTTTGGCTTTTTCTGCTAATTGAGATAAATTTAACGCCTTATAAATAAAAGGCTTCATCTTTTTAACCAAATCATCAGCCTTTAATTCACTACTATTAGCATCCTGTGAATATATAAAATCCCGTCTTTCTTTTCTTGTCATTGTGCGAACATCAAACTTTTCTCCTGCAACTTCTAGCTGGTAGGTTTTTGTTTCGTTCTCTGTTTCTTTGTTTTTCTCAATCTTTCTCAATAGTTTGTCTAAATTCGCCATAGTCCTGTCCTTTCTCTTTATTTGCCTTTAACTCCCCCTAAAAAGGGGGAGAAAGGACTTTTGTTACCTAGGAAATAAGTTGTGTAAATGATGATTGGCTTGGCATCCAACGGAAGCTCAATTCTTTTGTTACCAACTCGCCTTTTACAAGGTTTTGTAACGGTAAACTTTCAAATGTTACGCCACCGATTGACCCTGATTCAGTTTCACCTGTTGAAATCTTGGTCAACTCTGTTTCAATAGTAAATCTTGCGTTCGGGTTAGCTAATAATGTGTTGTACATTTGAATTGTCATTGAATTTGTTGCCTGACCGTTCAATGTTCCCTCACCTGTTCTGCTTGTTGCTTGTCTGTCCACATCTCTGCCGATATAAACATCATCATAAGCATAAGTTATTGTTAAAGTAAGTTCTGTAAAAGTTCCCCATTCTTCACCGTTTAGAAAAACTTTTGCATCTGTACCTACTAAAACATTTTGTGCGTTTACGTCTGCCATTTTTCTATTCTCCTTTTAATTATTCTGCCTGTAATGCTTGGAATAGGTACATTCCTAAATCTAAATCTTCCATTGCATCTGTTGGTGAACATACACCGTCTAACAATACTTTAGAGCCGGTATTTGCTTTCAATATCTGGATGTATGTCATTGTTGAAGTATCAACACCCTTGCTTTCCAAGTATGCTTTTTGCTTATCGTATGAAATTGCAACTTCGTTGTCGTTTTCTGCTTCAAGTAATCCCTCTGCTGCTAACTGTTTCAGATAAGCATTGATTGCACCAACAAATCTGTTTTTATTAGTAAAGTTGTTAGTATATTTACCTACATAATACAATCTGAAAGTTGCTACAATGTCATTTGCAATCGTGTCCATAATATCTACAACTCTGATTTTTTGGAACGCTTCGGTTACCCCGTCTGTTAATGTTACTAATGAATTAACCGCTCTGCCAAATTTATATGAACCGTCTTGATGTAAAATAATCAACTTCCCTGCGGCTACATCTGTATCAGGTGTACTTGATATAGGTGCTTCAACTACTTCGGGCAATTCATAATAAGTCAATGAACGGCTTGAAGCCAAACCGCTTAAAGCACCTGCTAAACGGCAAGTCCAATCACCTGCCGTAAAGTTTTCTGCTTCATCAGCAATTTTTGCTTTGATTGCACCACTTGAATTGAAGTTAATAATATAATCAGCATCTGGACTTGTTGCATTTGCTACTACTGCTCTTGAATAATTGTTTGCTTCTCTTTGGTTTTTAATGTAGTTCTTTATTGCTGTTATATTTGCACTTGTTGCTTCAGGCATTGCCAAAGTATAATTACTATACAAGCCTAATCTATCCAAAGTATCTTGGAAAGTTGCACCGCTTGAATTATCAACCTTAACTACAATTACCTTGCTCGGATTGCCTAAAAATGCAAGGTTAATTCTCTTGTAGTTTGCAGTTGTCCAATCTGCCTTGTCAACTTCCGCAAAGCCCTTGTACTCAATAACCGAAATATCGGCATTTGTAGAATCATCAAGAATTAGAACTACTGCACCCCTTTTTTGTCTTTGGATTGCTAATACTGCTAATTCCTTAAAATCTACATTAAATTTTGGTTGTGTTGCTACCATTTTTGTATCTCCTTATTTTATATTGGTTCTGTACCTGTATAGAAAGTCCCACACCGTCTGTAATGGATATATCGCCCTGCCTCTTGTAAGGTCAAATCTAACTCCTCCATTAAATCGGTCGTATCTTTCTGTTTGACATAAAACTCTAAGTCAAATGTCAACTGCAAAACCCCGTCAACCGTTTTTTGCTCTAAATTCCTACCACTTAACTTTGTATTCTTGAACGGAATAGCCTTAACCATTTCGCTTAAAGTATCTGCGTAACTCCATAAAGCCGTTTGGTTGTTATCTTCACTATTCGCATACTCAAGAACGCACACCAAAGTTAGTTTACGCCAGTATTCGGCATCTATCGCTTTATCTAATCTGTATGACGGAATGTAAAAGAAAATATACGGATAATCAGCCGTTTGTATTTCATTAAAATTGAAATTGATATTGGCATCTATACCGTGTATATTATCTCTTATTGCATTTTTTAAATCTATTATTATAGCCATAACAAAATTATAACCTCTTAACTATCTGACATTACTTTAAATATCCTTTTGCTTGGCTTCTTGAAACATTATACTTTTGTTGAACCATTGCAATTTCTATTTCGTTTCTAATTTCAAGCAATAACCAACCCTCTGTATTATCCATTGCACGTCTACCGATTTTTAAACCCTTAAATCTTCTTGGCTTTGCTATAAACCCTTTTGCATTTGGATATTTTGCTTTAAATGAAGCAATAAGACTTTGTGTTTTTGGTGAACCTTGCATTACATCAAATGGTACAAAATGACTTCTATGTATTTCATAACCATCTTCAAGAAAACTTGCATACTCCATTGAGTTCATACAAACAATGCCGTATTCACCCTCATTTAATTCAATAACATCTGCGTTCCAATTACGTCTGTAAGCACCTGTATCAACTGCATTTTCTTTATCCGTTAATTCCTTTGCAGTATTCTCAAAATGTACCGCTCCTCGCTTTGCTACATTCTTAAATATCTTTGGCACGTTTTGACCTAATTCTTCTAATTTCTTTGCATAGTCATTAAAGGATAAACTCATTATGCCACCTTGTTTACTTCGCAATGCGTTTGTATTGTCAAAGGGTATTTTTGGCTTTCTCCTGCTCTTAATTTTATTGTTTTACCACTTATGCCCTGCGTTACTTCAATAACATCATTCTTTTCAATAGTAACACCTTGCTTTGTGTCTATAAACAACACATAATCTAATAACACTTTGGCGGTACTGTCGCTTTGATTTACAGGGCTTAATGCTTTAACCGATAAATGACAAGGTACATCAGAATAAATCACCGTTTCGGGCAAGTAAATGACCTCTCCGTTAATATTTGTTTTTGTCGGTCGTTTTATTGTGCATCTGTCGTTTCTGAACATTTTATTGCCCCTATAATTTGCTTAAATCCCTCTAATTTACCGCCATATTTTGCAGTTGTGCCGTTTATAGTCGTTGTTCCTGAGCCTAAATTTATTGACATATCGCCCTCACGATAAGATGTAATATTGCCGTCAAATCCTAATGCACTTTCACTAAATCCTCTTGCATTTAATTCATTTACAATAACATCTGCAAGCGGTAATTCCATACAAGGCGGTACATCTTTACGATAGCAGTACGCCAAAACCTCATCAATTATCATTTGAATTTGCAAATCTAACTTTGCACTATCCTCAAAACCGCCCAATGTTAATACATAAGCCTTAATTGTACTGTAATTACTAATTGTCATATTTTCTCCATTCATCCGCTTGCCATACATCACTATTCCACGGCTTTTCTTTACCGCACCAATGTATTATGCTCGGATTTTCTCTTGCTTCTATCATAGCATAGGTTGTTTCGGGATAGATTTTACTATATACATTCCATTCCAACGGTAAATGCTCTATTACATCACCAAAAGCAATATTTATAATGTCTTGGTCTAATAATGACAAATTATAACCGCCGTTTTGTGTGTTTTCTATCCTCTCCATATAGTTTAATTTACGCAAGTTCTTTAAGTTCATAACCATAACACCTGAATTGATATACAAGTGTTTTAAGTTGTTTTTTCTTGCTTGATATTTATACATAGGGTCTGGAACTCCTGCAATATATTCAGGTTCAAACTCCCATAATTTTTTGATGTTATCTAAAACAATAGTATCGGCATCCAAATAAATAACCTTATCGCAAGGCAATATAAATGGTGCAAACAATCTGTAAACGGCAGATGTAGTTATATGCCTATAATTTGTGTTTCTTTTTATTATTGAAATATCAGGAGCATCCAAACAGACAACATTAAGCCCCCCAAAATGCCGTTTATTTACTCCGACAATATAAAAACATACATCCGACTTTGTATGTGCCTTAATTGACCGCATAACCGCCTTACATTGATTTATATAATTGTTATCAATATTAAAAAATGCATTTATCATATTTTAACCATTTTGCTTTTGGATTAACTTGAAATAACTCCACTTTATATGTATTCATCAATTCTATAATATACTCTTTTTCCATTCTGCAACCGCTTGCACTTGCTTTTCGGTTATTTACTACACCGTCATAATGTATAAATGGCTTGTCATCCTCTATCAAGTCCACGCCTGCAATATAAATCTTTTTATAACCTCTTAATATAGCAAAATTAACCGCCAAACTGCTTGAATATATCCGCCACGATAAACAACCCTCTTTTTGTATAATCTTGTCGGTTTTTTTAAACTCCCAGCCGGTATTCTCGCTTATCCATTCCGTTTTCGGTGCTAATACAGGCTTAACCCACGCATCCGCACTTACTACATAATGCACTCTGATATTCGGTATCGGGTAATTTATACAACAAACATCAAATCTGTCATAATCAATGTTTTGTAGTTTTAATTCATTAATAAACGGACTACGCCCAAAAATAATTAATTCTTTCATAAACCCTCATTAAAAAGGAAAGGGGGCATTAAACCCCCTTTTTAGTAACCTTTTTCTTTTTAGCAGGTTTTACAACAAAATCATCTGCAACTTCTACATCTTGTATCGGTTTTGGTTCTTCGGTTATTTCCTTTAAACCTTTTGCCTTGTAGCATTCTATTTTGTCTTTGTCGTTTGTTTCAAGCAACAAGCCTACTTTTGTTAAGAATTTCGCCATACGCTACACTCCTGTTCCAGTTGCTCCGCTTGGTTTTGCTCCTGCTGTGTTCAAGTAAATTGCAGCAACTTTGTTTTTAAGTGCGTGTGCATCGTGTCTGATACGACCTTCAATTAATGTGCCGTTAATTCCAGGAGGATTGATGTGTGTTACATAATCAACCAACTTAACAGGTGCTACAACTGCTGAAGTATGAGCAATAATGAAGTTTGTATCTTGTGCAAAGTAGTTATCAGGTGCTATGATTACAGGCAAGCCCTCAATCTGACCTACTTGACCGTTTAATTTCATACCCTGAGCAATTTCGTTTGCTGATAAGAACGCATCATCAAGTCTTAATTTACTAAAGAACTTATAACCGCAAATAAGAAATCTGCCTGCTTGCGGAACTTTTGAGTTACCAAGTGCAGAAATACCTTTTAAAACATTTTCATAAGCATTTGACTTAGTAATAGAAACACCATAAGAATAGTTGATGTCTGCTGCTGCTTCCCAAGTACCGATAACAAATTTATCAAGGTACGGAGTAACAACTTCATCAATTTCTCTTGCAAGTGCTGCACCTGCTGCCTTAACACCCATTTGGTCTTGTTCATATTTTCTGTCAATAGTAAATGTGAATGCCTTGTCTTGTGATACTGCATAATTAGTGATATTATCGTCTAATTCTGCCGGTGTACCGTAACGGCTTGCACCACTTGTTGAATAGTTGTTCAAAGGTGCTGTTGCTATGTCATATACATAGATTGAGTTCACACCATCCCAGTCATAATCTTGGTTTGTTAATCCTGCAGTCAATGAACCTAATTTAAATCTTTCATCAACTTTTGCAGAATATTTTGCTGCTAAATTCTGTGTCATTTTTTAAATCTCCTATTTGTTTGCGTGTAATCCATTGTTGAAGCCGTCTAAAAAAGCATCTGTTTCAGGCGGTTGTCCTGCCTCAGGTACTTTACTTTGTACTCCGTTCTCAAATGTCGTCTTTTTAACGTTGTCGGTGTACTGTTTAAATGCCTGTATCTTGCTTTTAGTGGCTTCAATATCTTTTGGTACAAAGCAAAAATCCAAACAAGATAAATCAACCCCTGCCTCTTGCATCAATTTTCTTGTTTCGTCTTTTTGGCTTGCAAGTGCGTTTATATCCGCTTGCTCCTGATACTTTGTCTTGTACTCTTCCAACTCGGCATTCAATTTTTCGGTTTCCGTCATACTTGCTTTTTTTGCTGCTTCCTCAATTTCTGCCTTTGTTTTCTTAATCGCTGCATCAACTTTCCTGTCTTGCTCGCCTTTTAAACGTGTTTCAAGTTCTTTCAATGCGTTTGCGTGTTCCTCATTGAGCTTGTCAATGTCTGCTTGCGTAAATGTCTTTACGTCTTGATTTTCTTCTGTCATTTCGCTTTCTCCTTTTAGTTTTACTGTCCTATACAGAATGTTAGTTTTACTGTTCTAACAACATACCGTAAATATAGCACAAACAAAAACGGACAAAAAAAAGCAACTGCCAAGAAATCCTTAACAGTTGCGTAAATGTTTTATAAAATGTTCTTAAAAACTTACGATTTCTATTGTTTTATTATTCTCAAATTCTATTCGTTCAATCGGGTAAGATGCACCCATTGTATTACTAAAAACTAATACTTCTTTTTCAAAGTCATCAGTTTCACATAATATTTTTATCAATTCTTTAACTTTCATCTTTCAACCTCCCTGCACAATAAAACTGCTTATTTGCTCTTACGCATTTTATATATTCCTTTACTTTATCCACTTCCCAATCATACAGTTTAAAAGTATGGTTCTTTGCTTTTAATTCAGGTGGTAATTTCTTGCGTGCCATTATTATCTTCCTCTTTCTAATTCCATTAAAATTTTAATTAAAATATCTTTGTTTGTTAATTTTTTTAATTCTTTTGTCTTTTGATTTTTATATTCTTTTGTTTTTTTGTCAGCCCATTCGTTTAATTCAAAATCAAAAGGAGCAGGAACCCATTTTTTTATTTTTCTTTTTTCCATTATTCCTCACTATCCTCACTTACTTTTTTATTTAACAAATCACATAAAATATAACCAAAAGCAACTTCGTTATTCATTACATTATTTTCAACAAAAAATTTATTGCATACATCAAAATCATTGCTTTTTATACGGTAATAAAATTCGTTCTCGTCATAAAATTGATTTTCGTTACTAGGCACTAAATTCCAAGTAATTTCTATTTTATCTGTTTGCATTCATTCACTCCTTTTGTTCTTACTCTAAAATTCTACAAAATAAAATCTGTTGCTATTTCTTTTATTTCTGTATAACACATTATTTTTTTAAGATTTTCGACTTCTTTTTCTGCATTTTCTTTGTACTTAAACATTCCATAAATCTTTTCTGCCATAATACTACTGCCCTCATAAGAATTGGCATACTCTTTTTTAATAACTAAATACATATCATTCTCCTTTTGTTCTTACACTTAATATTTTATATTTAAACAGAATAAAAGTCAATACTTAATCCTCTATTAAATCCTCATTTATTATACCCTCATACAACACCGCAACCGTGCGGCAGGAGGGATGAAAAGGTGGATAGTTCTTGCCTATCACGGCTTTTGAGATTTTATATTTTTTACCCTCTTTCCGTTCTTCATCGTGTTTTCTACATTCTTTTGATGTTCTGCTATCCAAAAAGGCATCTAAAACATAATATTCATATCCCAACTCTCTTTGAGCCTGTCTAAATCCGTCTAATGTAACTTCACCGTCAACGTGTGCCGACTCTGTTCTTATAAGCCTAAACGCATCATTAAAACTTGAATTAGTAGCATCTTTTAAATCTCTTGCCATATCCTGCATAGATTTCCCTTGAGGTATTCCCTCTTCCAGTATATCCGTAACCTTTTTGCCGACAAGTTCCCTATCTTTCCAAAGTCTTTCACTCCAATTCATATTGCCAACCCAATCACTTGACAATATTTTTTCTAACTTACGGCTTGCAATCTTATCAAAAGCCACATCTAAAGTCTTTTTAAACCTTAATGCAGTTGTTGCCTGCGATACTTTCGCCACATCTTTAAGAGTTTTATATATCCCTGCTTCTTGCCCTTTTGTTGCCTCTGTTAATTGTATCTGTAAATCGGTTTGTAACGCTCTTAAACGGTCAATTCTGTATTTTGGTATATCTTGCTTTGCCAACCGTTGTAAAGTCTTGTCTTGGGGGTTCTGCTTTGCTTTCAAACGTAATCTTGCTTTGTATTTCTGAAATTCTGCATAACTTAATTGCTCTGCATACTTGCCCTCATCACCGTATTTTTTGTAAAACTCTTTTATTTGTTTTTCAACGCTATCAAGGTTCTTTTTTAACAGTTTTTTAAGGTTATCAACACCCTGCTCGGAAGTCTTAATAACCTTAATTTTATCCTGCCTTGCTCGTCTATTCCAATATTCTTGTGTATCTGCCATAATATAATTATGCCTTAAATAAAAAGCGGAGTTTATTTAATTAGTAAATTTAACTTTTCTTGTCTTATAATAAGTCCTTTTGTAACTGTTTCTAATGCTCCTTTTAATTCCATATTTTCTTTTTCTAGTTCTGCAATTCTATTTGTTAATCTTATGTGCATATCTGCATATTTCTTTTCCCAATAGTTGTTATCCATAATTTCTCCTTTATATCCATCTCAATACTGTTTTACCTTGCCAATCTTTTTCCCAAATAACCCAACAATAGCATTGAGTTTTTGCTTTAAGATTTTCAAAATCACCATTCAATGCACATTGTTGTCTTTCAGAATACAAATAAACATATTTCGGGGGATATTCTTCAAAAAGTCTTTTTCTTGATTTACTTTCCAAAAATCGTGTTTTAAGAAATAAACCTAGTTTGAAACCTTCTTCCAAATTTTCAAGTCCTTTGTATGCAAAATCTTCGGCAAGTCTAAACGGTGGATTAGTGAAAGTATCACAAGTTATAGGTAAGCCGTTTTCAAGAAAATCTCCTGTTGTTCCGTAACCTCTATCAATTAAATCTACCGCTACCACATCATAACCATACTCTTTAAATACTTCCGCCATATGTCCTTTTCCACAAGCGGGTTCTAATATAGTATGTGTTAGTTTTATATTATCTTGATTTAATTTATCTAAAAATAATCTAACTGCTTGAGGATGTGTTGCATAGAAATCATTTTCTTCTCTCGGAGTTTTAGCCCCATTTCTAGCACCCATAATTAAATTTAAACTCATCATTCACTCCTTTTGTTCTTACACATCAATTTTACAAAAATTAAGGGATAAAGTCAATACCTTTACCCCTCATTTTCTTCAATTACTGCATTGTTATTAAATCCGTATAAATCAGCGTTTTTTGCAGCCTGTGCATCAAGTTCCTCAATCTCTGCTTCCACATCCTCGACAAAAGGTATCTGTTTTAATAATGTTTTTGTTGATACAACATCCTTTAATGCCTGAACCATTTGAAGCATATTTGAATTATCTGTAGGCAAGTTTTTGCTAAACGTAATAACAATATTGTCTAATAAATCCACATTGCTTTCAAACTGATACTGCAATAAGTGTAATAAGATTTTCAAGCGTTGATACAATGCTTTTTCGTATTTGGTAGTTTTTGTAATCCAAAGTTGGTTCATTCCCCAAAGTTTATATTGCATTGCTACGCCTGACTGATTACCGCCAAAGGCATCATCTGTTAAATCAGGCACTTGTGCAATCTGGAATATGAATGTTAATAACCTGTCAATTTGTTGCTTTGTTGCTTCGGGATTGATATTCTTGATTATCCATTCCATTTTTGCACCAACTGGCAAATTAGCAGTTTTTAACTCATTTATTGCCTCTATATTCTCTTTTGATAACGTTCCACCACTTGCACATAATATAGCGTTTGCAATAGACTGTAAATCATCTGTTGTATTAGATATTGCAAGACTTAAACTGTCTAATAAATCTGTTATACATTGAATATCACTAAACGCATCATCATTATTTAAGCATTGAATAATCGGGATAGCACCCATATTATGGGGTTCAACGCTTTCTAAATTTTGTATTACACCGCCCGAACCGTTAAATATATACAAGTTTTCATTATCATAAACATAAACCCTTGTTTTCTTTTGGTTTTTCTCTGTGTAATCGTACATATAAATAGCACAAACAGGCGTTTCAAGTATTGTATTGTCAATAACATAAAAGGTTTGTAACGGACTTAAATACTTAATCGCAATTCTGTCCTCAATCTTTTCGCTTCCTTGCTTTGCTAATACTAATTGATATGACAAGCCATAAGTTGCCATATCTCCACCCTGCTGAAAATCTATCTCATTGTCATTACAATTTTTCAATATGTATTGCAGTTTTTCTAATATTGCCTTTTCTTGCTCGTTATCTGTCGTGTATTGAACAGGTACGCCAAATGTGTAAGCCGTTGCCACATCAATAATGTATTTTGCCATATTTACATTGATTGAGTAATTCGGTCTGCCTTTTACTGCTCCCTGCTTTTCTATTACATTTTCACCGTCATAATATTGCCCTAACTTTATACGGTTCGGCAATATGTCGTTTTTAAAAGTTGTAATCCAATTTGAAACATTTGTAATGTTTATTTCTGTGCTATCCGCTTGTACTTGATATATCATTTTACAGTTTCTCCCTGTACATAGTATAGAATAAACAAAAACGGACTTATAAACGCAAGCCTTTAATTGCTGATATAGTATTTTGTCCGATTACATCATTTAATGCGTATCTGATAGCATCTAAAGCGTGGTTGAAAGCATCAACCGGCACGGGCATATATTCTCCGTTTCTATCCTGTTTCCATTCATAACTCCTAAACTCCGTTAATACATTCGGGCAACTCGGATGCACATAAACCTTTTTATAACTTTGTATGTGTTTTACACCGCTTTCAATACTTCCTGCACCTTTTTGGCAAGCAATAGCATTTACGCCTAAATTTTGATAATCCGCAATTGATTTCGGCTCTGCACTATCACAATAAACATACTCGCTGCCTATAATATCTTTAACCAACGGTGCTGAATCTTTATTTAATAACTTCCTTTGATATATTTCATCACAGATATATAAACAATCCTGCTCAACTGCTACACGAACAAAAGCAAACGGGTCATTACTAAATCCCCAGTCAATGCCGTTGTAATATTTTGCAAATCTGCTTTTATCAAAATCTAACACTTCAAAATTATCATAAACTAAACCTTCGGCAACTCCTAACTCGCCTAAACCGTAAACACGCCAAAAGTTATTATTTCCTTTTTTGCTCTCAATCATATCAATAATTGATTGTTCTAAAAAAGGATTATCTTTGTAGGTTGACCGTATTAACTCACATTTTTCAGGTTCTTCTACTAATAATTTTGTATGTACCCAAAATTCATTTGTAGGGTTATAGTCGATAAATACGCTTTGACGGGTTCTAACCATTAATTGTTCAACAATATTATAATTCAAATGGTTTGCTTCGTTCATATACAAAATATCACGTCTACCACCGTGTGCCTTGCCTAACTTATCAAAAGCCAAAAAGTTTATTGTACCCTTACCGCAACTAAAAACCTTGTCGCCCTCTTTGTAATGCTCTGAAAAGTTTATCCCAAATTGCTCACATACAAAAGGCATATCATTCAATACCCCTGATTTTAAATGAGGTACAGACAAGCCGACAATATCTATTTTGACATTGTATTTTAAACAAATAGCCACTAATAACTGCAATATACTAAATGTTTTTGTGCTAGATGTTCCACCTTGATTTATAATATACCGCAATTTGTCTTTAAATGCCTTGTAGTTTTTATCAAAAACCTTTGAAAACTTTAGCATTATAAATCCTCTAACATTTGTTTATGCTCATCATCTGCTACAACTATATTAATGCCCTTGCTTTCTAATTCTAACTTGCTTTGAGTTGAAAATTCCTCTTTGCATTTACGTTCTAAATACCATTGAGCAGTTTTTGCATCATCAAGGTTCTTGTAAATAGTATGTTTTGCCTTTGCAATAGGATTTTGTTTCCACTTGCGTTTTTTCTCCAAATATTCGGGGTTTTGGTTTTGATAATTATATAAAGATGACATTGCAATATCTGCATAGGCACAACATTCTTCATCTGTTAATCCTATTTTAAACCCTTGCTCTAATTTTTGGAGCGTAATCTCATTAAATATTGTAGGTCGCCCCGCATTGCTTTTTTTCTTTGGTCTAGCCATACTTCACCTTTTAACCTTATAACTTTACTGCTTTCTTGCCTGTTAAGTTTTCCCACCTTTGCAAAATGACATCACAGTATTTTTCATCAAGTTCCATTGTGTAGCATTTACGGTTTAATTGTTCGCAAGCAATAAGTGTACTACCGCTACCGCCGAATAAATCAACTATCAATTCATTATCTTTTGAGTATCTATCTAAAAACCATTTAACAAGTAATGTAGGTTTTTGTGTTGGATGAAATCTTTTTTTATCAAATTCTTGTTCAACACCAAAAACTCCACACCAACGAACCCTTGCTATTTCTCTTTTATGTTTATTCCTGCTCCAACATAATTCAAATTGACTTCCAAACATTTTATCAAATTGTTCGTTATCGTCTCTTTTATCCCATACTATCCAAGAGCCATCATTTTTATTTGGTAACAATTCTGCAAAATAATCTGCACCGAATAAAAACATTTCTTTAACATAATTAAAGCAAGCAAATAAATTACTTACCATTTCAGGAGTAAAATCATCAACCTTTCCTTGCTCGTATTTTTTACCCCCATCTATTTTTTTTGCACCCTTAAAATCATTAAATACTCCACTCATTTTTGAATAATCTGTATCTAGGTCCATTCCATAAGGCATATCTGTAAATAAAACATCTGCCTTGTTATTATTCATTAATGCTTCAACATCTGTTACGCTTGTGCTATCCCCACACATTAATCTGTGTTCGCCTAATTGCCAAATATCACCACGCTTACATCGGGTTTCAACTTCTTCAGGAACTTCATCTTCAATAACTTCTTTTTCTTCTTCCTCTATTGCAAAATCAACATCTAACCCCCAATCCTGCAATTCTTCGGTGTCAAAATCTGTCTCTAACTTTTCAAAATCCCATTCGGAACTATCCGAAGCACTATTATCCATAATAGCAAGTTGCTTACGTTTATTGTCATTTGTAGCCAAATCAGTTCTTTTTACTACTACAAGTTCACTTCCGTCTGTTTCAATAACCTTTACAGGTGTGTTTTTGTCTAACGTACTTACTAAACCATTACCACATACAATCTCATTTTCATTGTCTATAACTACACTTCTTCCAAGTCCGACCTCATTTACTGATTTTTTAATCAAATCCAAATTTCGCTGGTTATGTTTTCTAAAATTTCGGCGGTCTTGTTTTAAGTCTTTAATTTGCATAACGCCTCCTTAATTGAAAGACCTTTACGCAATAAGCGTAAAAGCCCTATATGTATTATAACTCTTTGTTTAATCGGTAAATTATCAGTTCCCTTAATACTTGCACTAACATTTACAAACTTTTGCCCTTTGTATGTTTTTCCCTGATACTCGTAATCTTCTTCGGTGTAAATATCCCTTATCACTCTTAAACCGTCTTGCTCGTAGTTATCAATAAAAGGGTTTGCACCTATCTGATTATAAATTAAACGGTATATCTTTGCAAGTGTAGGGTATCTGAAAATATGGTTTTCATCACTATCCCTTAATAAATTTCCCTCTGCATCTCTTACATAGCATAATTCAAGTATTTCTGACTGCTTTGCTTTAAGTGTTTCAAGTGTCCTGTTCTTCCCCTCGTCTGTTTCAAGCCATATCTTTAATAGTTTAGTAAACTTTTCTCTGTCATACTGATAAATGCTATAAAATTTGATGTATGTAGGCACTTCATAACGGACTCTTGTATTTTCCTCAACCTTTTCCAGTTCAGGTTCGTTGAAATACTCTGCTCCAAATAAATATAATTGACTTGCCATACCATAATTATTTTAGTTTATGATTTCATTTTTTGTCAATACTTTATGACGGATTTTTATATAAGTATTATATAAACAAGGGGGTAGAAATGACCTTAAACAAAATCACATTGCATTGGACAGCCGGTACTAACCAACCATCAGAACACGAAAAAAATTGTTATCATTTCTTAATAAATTCCAACGGTTCAATTATAAAAGGCAAATATGCCCCTGAAGATAACATTAATGTAAATGACGGTAAATATGCTCAGCATTGCGGGGGTGGGAATACAAACAATATAGGAGTTGCATTTTGCGGCTGCTACGTTCCCAAAGGGGTAAATGTGAAGGATACAAAATATCCTCTTACAAGGGTACAACTTGAAAAGGGTTTCGCTTTGTGTGCAATATTATGCAAAAAATATAATATCCCTATTGATAAGCAACACGTTTTTACACATTATGAGTTTGGTTTATCGCATCCGAATACTTCAAGTGCGGGGAAAATAGATATTACCTATATGCATCCGTTCCCTGCTGAAACAAAGGACACTTGCGGTAAATTTATAAGAAATAAAATAAAATGGTATTACAATAAATGTCTATAATTGTTTAATTTTTAATTTTTCTCAAATTCCTATAATATTCTAATCGTTTCAAAATTTCTTCCCGATGTTCTTGTTGATATTTTTTCATTCTTTCACTTGTTATTTTCCTGTTTTTTTTAGAAATTGTGCAACCTAATGCACAAAACTTGTGTTTTAAGTTTTCACTTCGTGTAACCCATTCTAAATTATTTATATTATTATTTTGTTTATTCCCATCTTTGTGATTTACTTCTAATTTATTAAAAGGGTTTTTAATAAAAGCAACGGCTACTAATCTATGCACATAAAACCTTTTTCTAATAGTATTATTATTTACCCAAAATGCAACACTTAAATATCCGTGTCCATTGTCAAAAGGTTTTATAATCTTTTTGCTTTTTTTATTTCTTACTATCCCAAAATTGCTCACTTCATATCTGGCATCTTCTACGCACGTTTTAAATATTTCTTCCATAAAACTACCTCCCAGTAGTAAATCCAAGTAATAAAATGTAGGCAGGCAGTTGGATATTCTGCTTTTCGGTAGCTAACCTATCCTACGTTAATATTTTATTATAATTATTTTGTTTTGTAAATAGTTTTGTCTAATAATTAAATTGTTATAATAATCATATAATCATAATAAGAACCGTAAACAATGTTTTAAACTTTCTTAACTACTATAACATTCCAAAACTTATGATATGTACGTATTACACCCCTCATTAAGAGGGGTTTTTGTTATGTAAATCGTTTTATATACTTCAACATTGCATCCTCGCTTGCTTCTTCAAGATAATACAAAAAGACTGCGTGATACTCTAATAAACTTCTTAACTCCGTCAATATTTGTGTATAATCCCTGCGGTATTGCATAATCGGGATTACTTCCTCAAAAAACGGGTTCATATCTATTCTGTCACCGTCTGCGTTCTTTGCTAATTTCTTTGTTTGCTTTTCAGGGTTCATTATGTTATCCCAACGCTTGAATGTGTCCGAAATTGCCTGTGCAGTTTCCCTTAAATCTTGGCTTGTAAACTCTAATTCATAGGAATAATCTTTTGCTTTACGCTTGATGTTTCTGTGTACTTCATCAAATATACTTTGTGATAACTGCCTAATATACCCTAACTTGTTATACTGCTTGTATTCTAAAATATCCCGTATTTTGCAGATATTATCTAATAGTTTACTCATTTTCACCCTTTCTATAATTTAATATCATCAATATGAGCAAAAGCGGTGAAATTGCAATCATAAATATTGCAACAAACGGCAATAAGATTATGCCTAATATATCGCCAAATCTTCCTAAGTTACTCATCTATTCAACCTCCTGTATGTCTAAAAGCTCAAGTATTTCTTTCGTTAATTTAAAATATCTTGTAGCAACGACTTTTTTTGTTTTTCTATCAATAAGTTCTTCTTTATATCCTTTTGCTAACTCTACAATCTGTTTCATAACGCAGTCGGTACAAAACTCACATAAACCGTTATCTTTTAAGCATTCTTCACTAAAGTTATTAAATAAATCGCAATTCTTTATTATGTATTTACTCATTCCAAAATTCCTTTCACTTGTTGCTTTTCTTCTTCTGTTAGGTCTTGCCAAAGGTTGTTTATTAAACTTGCAATTAAAATCTCAATATCTTCATTCAAAAAATTTGAATAAGGATATTTTGGGTCATGATTTTTATCAGTTTTCCTAT